CACCCATTTACCTTCATCATCACATTCATCATCGCAAATGCAGTATTGGTCATTTTCCGTTCCGCAACAGTTTCCTTCTTCATCTTTCCCAAACCCTATGAACCCATCGTATCCATAAAGCCTGTATTCAAAAGTTTCGGTGGATAGTGGTGTTCCGTCTGGATTCTTTTCGTAATAGTTCATCTCTGTTCTGATCTAGAGTTGTATGCTTTTTCTAGAAACAATACATGCCCTGCACCCCCACAATATTTAATAAATTGTGTGTACCCTTGCAGTTTTATTCGATAATCCAAGTCTCCATTAGGGTTCGGTGTTTGCTCTATTGTCAATGGGTGTTCCACCTGAATTGTGGTTACGGTATTTTTTGCTGCTTGGCTATTGCTTTGTTCCAAATCCTTGATCTTTATTTCTACCCCAGTATCTGTGTAATTGATAGTTGTAGCATCGGAATTTGTTACCGAGATATTTGCAAGTTGATTTAGTGCTTTGTATACCTTGTTGGCTTGGTCAGTTTCTAACAAAGTTGGTCGCTGATCCTTGGCTACGGGTGTAAAATAGTTTCTGCTCATTTTGGGTCGCTAATTATGTCCGTGTATTTGTACAAACATCCACGCACCTGTTGGATGCTTGTTGCTTCTAAATAAATTTTATCCTTCGCAAAATACCCATCTATCGATGGATTTGTGCTATTTGATAAATAATTTGTTCTCTCCGCTGATGACTGAATTTCTGGTACATCGTAGGTCGTTTGTTGGCTTCTTGGGTGTAGCTGATCTTTTATTAGTTGGTCTATTTTCTGTTTGGCAGTTTGGTTAGCGTTCCCGAATATTTCAAATGCTTTGTTTGTTTCTGGTATGCCAAGTTGGTCTTCTTTATTACCGCTTACACTTGCCCCCCTGTTTCTTACAATACTGAACGGATTGGTTGTTGCACCTGTAATGCTTGTACCTGTTGGTAGTGCAGTCGTGCAATATGTGACTTTTTCAGTTACATTAACCGTCATTGATTTGGGCTCCCGTAGAACTACATTGGGAACAACAAATTGTCGTTTCCCTACCCTGCTTGCCTCTTTGATATAATTTACCTGATAAGCCGTTGTATTCGGTTGCCCTGGTATTCCAGGAACTGCAACCACCGACGAAGACCATTGTGACCTGGGTAACTCGTAAACATCTTCGTATTGTTCGTTTATTGTTACTTCTGGTAATTTGATTCCTGGAAACTCGTATGTTCTTGATGTGTCTCTTTCAAAACTTGCAGGGGCTCCTATCACGAATGTACACGAAACTTTAATCAGGCCGCCCCCAATATCTTGCGTCGGTGATACATCTATTAAAGTTGCTTCCCTTACTTCTTGGTGGGTAGTTCCGTAAGCAGGCGTTCTATAAAATTCTGCTCTCATTGCATAGCTCTGAGTGAGTAGTTTCAGAGTAGATGCAAAAGGGTCAATTATGCTGTAAGAGATTGTGCCAACAGGTTGTAATTCCCCAAACCCATTTGGGTCATCGTAAAAAATTGTTTCTCTCATAATATTTCTTTCATTTTTTTAACCAGGTCTTTTAATCTGTGTAAGTTATTACTTGCTCTTCTGATATTGTATTCTTGTTTCTTTATACTCCGACGCTTTTTATCTAACTCAATTTCAAATTCTTCTTTTTCCCTTTTTATATCAGCAATACCCAATTGCCCACTTTCTGCTTTTTCTCGTAATGCTTGTCCAAATTCCTCTTTCATTTCAGACATTTCACGCTTAATTTTGGCGACTTCACCAAGCTCTTCTATTAGTGATCGTTTTGCTAGTTTCTCCTGTTTCAATAATTCATAGTAGTTCTTTCGTGCTTGGGGGGTTGATTCTTTTTGTGCGTACAACCTTTTTTGCCTTTGTGAATTTACAGAAAAAGGGTTTTTCTCTTCTATCTTTGCATGGAATAACCCAACTGCCACACCGATGCTTTCCGGTGCATTTACTTTAGTAATTTTCCATTGTGGATTAGAGCTTTTAATCATTTTTCTGGTACCTGGGGTTTATTCTCTGGCTGCCTTGGTTTATTTTCTGGTGGCCTTTTTCTGTTCTCTGGTTGCTTGGGTTTATTTTCTGGTGGTGGTTTGCGGTTTTCTAGGGGTGGTTTGCGATTTTCTGGGGGTGGTGGTGTTGGCGAGGGTTCTATAATCTTTACTACTACATTTTCTTTATCTTGTTTGTTTTCGGGCTCACCCTGCATCTTTTTATATTCTGGGTCGATCCCTACCCTTAAAGATTTTACCTTAAAGGTGCTCGCAACGATGTTGATCTGGAACATAATTATTGATTTACAAAATAGCCCTGCAAAGTTTCCAATATATCTTCTTGGGTCTGTTGCTTCAATTCGCTTTGGATTGCTATTTGTATTGTGTTGTTAATGATGGGTACGCTTGCCGTAGGTTGCGTTCCAGATGAGTTATTTTGCGGTGCAGGTATTTTGATTCCTTTGATTGCGTTTACTATTTGCAAGGTGTTTGATTCTACCGCTGCAACGATTGCATCCTTATTTGCTTTTACCGCATCTTTTACGGCAGGGTTATTATTGATTGCATCTAGCTTTTTGGCTTGTGCGTCCCCTGCTGCCACAATCGCTGCTTCCCCTGCTTGAATCACTTGCCCTACTTTGGCTGCAACCCCTGCACCTTCTACCGCTACGGCTGCCCTGTCTGCTGCTGCTTGGGCTTGTGCTGCTGCTTGATCTGCTAGAACTTGAGCGTTTGCCTGGTTCAATGCTTGGAGTTGTGCATCATGATTGTCTTGTAGCTTTAGTTTTTCTGCCTTTAGTTCATCCAAGTCTTCTTTCGTTTCATCGTCTAAGAGCAAAGCAATCTCTCGCATCTTGATTTGTTCCCATAGCTCAACCTGCTTTTGTGCCTGATCGTTTTGTTCGTCTTTTTTCGCTTTGATTTGTTCTTCTAAGCGGATAATCTTTTTAGCTTTCCTGATACGGGCTCTTTCTTCTGCGTCTACTCCATCTTGTATACGCTTTTGTGCAAGGTCACGGATGTCGCCAATTTCTTTCTCATCTATTTTTTCTTGTATTTTCTTTCCGGCTATTTGGTTTTCTAGGTCTAATTTTTGTTGGATTTTTGCAACTGCATCCGCTTGCCCCAATCCCTGTTGATCCATAACCCTTTTTATTTCTTTTTCTAAATCAAATTGCTTTTGTAAAAGGTCTGCTTTTTGATTTTCCCCTGCTGCTTGTAATGCTAGAACCTGTAATTGCTTATCGGCTTCTTCTCGGGCAAGTTTTTGTAATCCCAACTGCCTTTCTAATTTGTCAATTATCTTTTGTTCTGCCCCACCCCTTGCATCTGCTGCTGCTTTTGCTTTATCTTCCGCATCTTTTATTTGGCCCAATATTACCTTCTGTTGGGCTTTAGCATCTTTCAGCTTTAGGGCTTCCCTGGCAGCCTCTGCAATGGTCATCTTTCCTTGCTTTACCAATTTTACAACATCGTCTTCCCAGGCGTGTCGGTCTTTAACCTGCTGCACCAAATCGTCATTTTGCGTTTTGATTGCATCGTTCAGTTCTTTAATTCTGCGTGTCTCGATTGCTACATCGCTTGTCCCATCGAATAAATCTTTTATGCCCAGGTTTAATGCGATTGTGTCTTGGATCCTTTGTTTTCCAATTCCTTGTATTTCTTGGGATATTTCTTTAACTTTTTGTTGGGCTGCAATTAAATCATCTTCCTTTGCTAGTGACTGAATTTTCAGTTGATTTAGTTTTATCTGTGCTTCTTGTAACTTACCCCCTTCAACCCCTTGGTTTTTTAATTTATCAACTATTTCTTGTTGGGCATCTGCATTATTTTGGGCTTGTTTTGCCATGTCTTCAAGCTTACCAATATTTTCGACAATTTGATCCCTTTGTTTTATCAGTTGGAATTGTAGCTCGTCTGCATCTATGTCCACTTTTGTTTTATTCAAATCTTCCAATGATTTTCTAAATTCGTCGGAAGCTTGTTTGGCAGCTAGAAAGTCTGCTTGGACACCTGCAAGTTTTTGAGCTGCATTATCTATTCCCTTGTTTGCTACATCACCAAGTTTGTCTTCTACTTCGGTAAGTTTATTTATCAATAAAGTTAAACCACCTGCAACAAGTGCCGAAATAACTGCACCGAGTTTAGCGTATCCGTTTGCGGCAATTGCTGCATTTACCAGAAGTATCTTTGCTCTGAGTGCCACTAAAGTAGCACCGAGAACCTTCATGGCGGCGACTGCCCCTGTAATTACCGCACCAATACTTAGAGCTAATTTCATGCCCACAAGTGCAGCCGCAACTGCAGCTATTTTTGGTAACCATTCTCCAAACTTTTGGGCTATCTTTTGGATTTCTGGTTTAAATACTTTGAGCTTATCTAAGAAGGGTGTTATCCCCTGTGCTATTGCAGTAATGAAGGTTGTTTTCAGTTCGTCTAATTTGTCACCTGCATCCCTTAAACTTTCAACGGTATCGCCATCTAAAATTAGTCCAAGTCTCTCGGCTTCTTTTCCATAATCTTCAATGGCGTCCGTTCCGTTCTTGAACATCTGCACAAGGCCTACACCTTCGGTATCTAAGAATTGAAATGCAGTTCTAACCTTTTCGCCCTGGTCTGGTATCTCACCAAGCTTTCTCCCAAATTCTCTAAATAAGTCTTCCCCACTTTTTGCCAATCCGTTTACATCTTTGAACGAAATACCTAGCTTGTCTAAGGTGTCTTTTAGTGGTCCACCTTTTTCTTTTGCTTCTGCTACTCTTCGTATAAATCTTTGCAAGGCAGTATTAGCCGAAGTTGTTGCTACACCCGATTGATTTGCTGCAAAATTAAATTTTTGTAAAAATTCAGTAGAGACTCCCAACCTGGTTGCCATGTTCGACAACTCCGTTCCATATTCGATTGCTGCTTGTGCTCCTTGCTTGAAAGCTGCTGCACCCAATGCACCCGTCAGCAGAGTGGCCATCTGGGTCTTGAAATTCTTTGCTTTTTCGTGAGCCCTTCCAAGCTCGGTTTGGAAACCCTTGGTGTCTGCTCCAAATATTACTTTTACATGATCGCTAAATGCCATGCAAAAGATTCAATCGTCTACTCTAGTTGTTGCGAGGTTGCTTTTGTTTTTTTACTTCTTCTAGAATTGCTTTTGCTTCCATCGCTTGCACCCTAGTCATTTTGCTAAATTGCTCGCCATTTTGTTTAGCGTACCTGGCTGCAATGACCGTATTAAGCTGAAACAACTGCCTTAAAGGGATTGCAAGGATTTTTTCGATACTCCAACCATATTCTTTAGCATAAAGATCAATTTGATACGCTATGAAGGGAGCGTGCATCTTGTGTTCCTTGCCGGATGATAAGGTGTCTGCATCATTAAAGGTTGTATCTATGTAATCCAAGATGCCTTTTTCCGCATCTAAAATCTTTATATCCTTAATCTCTGATGCAAACTCTACTTTGTCTTTATTTTCTGTGCTATGCTTTGGGCTAAGAATCCACAAAAATACTGCAATATCCCCAATCGTGTAATCTGACTTGGTTATGAATGGAGATTCTATGCCTTCCAAGACATAGTAATCATAAAGGGTCATTTGCCGAATTGGTATTCCGCAAATTTCAGTATCGTGATTTAACCAAGCTTCGGATTCATTAACCTTGGATTGCTCCAAGGCCTTTTTGACTTCTTCCGAAAAGTGCAATTACGGATTCAGTTTTTCCCTTGCGGAAAAAGTTTGCGTACTGAATGCTCCGTTGCTTTTTGTAATGGAAGTTTCTGTAATCAAGAAAGTTGATGTGCCTTGTCCCGATACAAGCTCGGCAGTAAATTCATCACCACGCTGCAATAGTGCCGTATCTGTTTCCAGAATAGCGGTTCCACTTGCTTCTTTTGGCCTTCCAATAAACACCTGGCTAATTACTTCACCTTGTGAGCCTTCAAGCTCAATAACATTTGTGCCGTTAGAAACGGTAAGTTCTTGGAAAATGTATTGTTGCCCATTGATGGTGGTAACCAGACCCCCAAATTGGTAGTTATCTCCGTCGATAGTAATATTGTCGTTAGCCATGATTAATAAATTATTTTAAAGGGTTCTGTATAAGGTGTTCGTGTCTACTCCAAGTTTGCAAAATTTAGTTGGAAAGATATTTCGTAAGCTAAAGTGGTTTGATCGGTGTTTGTTTCTTCGTCGTTGAGTTGATTGGTATTAAGTGGTTTTATATCATAAACATGATACCAATCCTTGCCGAATGGTTGCTTGTGGTTCAGCATTAACGAACGAACCTGCCCGAGTAATCTGTGGTGATCTCCAAAATTGTCTCTGTATGTTACCACAAGTATTTCAATCTGTGCCTGGTGCAAATCATACTCCTGGTAATTCTTGTGCAGTTTGCGTGAGTCTTCCCTAGCCCCCATGTATTGCAAGCTAACTTGGACATTACTTGCCCCTAATTGTGTCAAGTCCCTGCTTACTTCTGCTTTGATGCCTGCACCCAACAAGGTTGTAACAATCCCTGCTTCTAAGTTGGTTTCAAATTGCAGATAGTCGCTCATTGTAAAGGTGGGTTGGTTTTGTATGTATGCGTTGCAGGCAGGTTACTTGCTAGTCCCCACTTGTGGGCAAGATACCCTTCAATTTTTTCTTCGTCTGATGCGTTAGTAAATAACACAATTTCCCCCATCAAACCATCAAAGTCTCTTCCATTAACTTCATTTACACCAAGCTCGAATTGAGTCATCTGTACGGATCCTGTATTACCGGAGCCTGTTTGTGTGCCATCTATACGCAGCCTTGAGTTTGATCCATGTACCTTGAGAATAAGCATGGTATCCACGGAGTCTATTGCAGTTCCGTAAAACCCAGGCATATTATTGACATAATCCCCACCCATGACCTGGTATGAGTTTGCAGTATTCAACTCTGACAGGAATAAGCGGTGGCCTTTTGTAGTAACCCCTGTTCCGTTAAATATTGTGTTGCCCCCATCTTGTGGGCTATCAATGTTGATAATGAATGCCATGAACAAGGGGCTACTTGTTTGGTCATGGTTAATGTCCGTATTTATAAGGTTATCGGTTGGAACAAATTCTATCGCATTCAGGTGGTTAATTTTTCTATGACCGGTTTCTGGGCTCTGAGTTGAGTCGGGAGTCAAGTGGTATGCGTTGCCACTTTTATCTTCCCACCTGACAACAGGGTGCGAGTTAGAAATAACTGTATCTGCGTCTGCTGCATCATACCAAGCTAATGTCGTTGTTTGTGCAGGTGTCCAAAGGAAAGTTTCTGCTTGCAGTTGGTGGGGTTTATCTGGGCTTCTTGCAATCTCTATATCGCTTGGTGCATTGGGGATTTTTCCGGCTTCTAGGTTGCTTGGTGCGTTCGGTATAATACCAACTTGTAAATTGTAAGGTATTCTTGGTGATTGCAGGGTTTGCACTTCGCTTGGAGCTAAAGGTTTTGCCAAGGATTGCACCTCCGTGGGTCTCGCAGGAATTATCCATGCACTCAACTCAGTAACAATGTCAGGGGTAATGTAAATCGGCTCTGTGGGTCGTTCTGGGATATATTGCGGAACTAAGGCTACCTGGAGTTCATACCCGTGCCCTGCTTCAAGGGTTCTTCGCATTTGCACCCGATAACCTTTGTTGCGTATTTCAATGATTTCATTGATGTCGGGTGGATCGCTCAATTGGAGCAATTCACTTGCAGGCAAAACAAGGTTGAGGGTGTCCGTGTCTAAATACCCACCAACTTCAAAGGCTTCCCCCTGTTGCGATGAACCGAGGGAAGCCTTCAAGCTTTTTCCACGAATGAGAATCGTTTCTCCGAATGCTAGGTTTTCAGCCTCTATGCATTCGGCTAATGCATTTGCCCAATCTTCCATTGAGCTATTTTCTTTTTATGCTTCTGCCTTGAGGTCTAAACCTTCAATAGCGTAGATTGCAGTAATTGTATAAACCTGGCGAAGTGCGGTTCCTTGTTGGACTGCTACAGGGCTTGTGCGAGCAATAGTGAAGTTCTCGGGTGGGTCGCTCAACCCTGCAAATACTTCGGATGCTCGATGTACTGCACCCCAGACAAGCTTACGGCCATCGGTTTCTTCGCCTGATTCCAAGTCGTAGTAATCAGATTTTTTGATTAATACATATTCAGAGTCAGGATCCAAGTCCCCACTTGTTGCGTCTGCACCTGTTTGAAGGTTTGCAGAAGTGAAAGTTCCAATCAAAGCGGTAGCACTATTGGCAACACTCAAGGTAATCAGGTCAGTAACATCTGTTGATGCTGCAAGATAAGCATTTTCTACATCGCCCTGGGTGTAAGTAGAAGCACCAAGTTCAGTAGCAATAGTAATAGCATTGCCAACTGCACTTATCTCCACTCCCACAACTCCATTAGCACTTTGCCCCTCAATCAATTCAATCGTGATTGAGTTACCTGCTGCACCTGCGGTAACTGCGGTAAATGTGAGCCCATCAATGGTTCTTGATGCTGCAACTGCTGAACTACCTACGGTTTCCCCCAGGTCACCAAGTCCATCCGTAGAGATGAACTTGATGCTTGGAAAGATAGTAGATGCGTTTACGGTGGCCATCTTATGAAGCCTTGGTAATTACTGCGAGATGCTCTGGTTTTGCAAGGGAGCAACCAAAGATGGTTGTAAATGCCCCGAAGTGCTCACCCTTGGCAGCATCGTAGTAACGGCGATATGCACATTGTAATCCAATACCTTCTACGGTGAATGGAGTGTATTCTTCAAGAGTGGATGTTCCACTTACTTCTGGAATACGATTTGCAATAACTAGGGCATCGCTACTTCCGGCAAAAGTATGTACATCATCCACATCTGAACCACCTGTAACAGATGTCACATGTGTGCTCATGCCATAGAGGTTTCCAAATCTGCCACCTTGTAAAACACCTGGTCCAAAGGTTTCGATACTGCTAGGCATGAGAGCAGAATTTACGCTGCTATTCATTACAAGATGCCTGTCCATTGGAGCACCTGCACTATCTAAAGATGCCTGCATTGCCTGTATATTGGAAAGAGCTACTGAACCTGCATTTACTGAAGTTATTGCAGTGATATTTGGAGTGGCCAAATCAAGGTCTGCTTGAATTGCACCAAATACAAGAGAAAGCAAATAGCGACCAAATTCGTGAGCATTTTGTTTCGCATAGCTCTGGATGGTCAAAGGGCTCTTGTTCATATCGTTGTCTACCAGGTGGAAAGGTTTGATTCTTTCTACCAAGTCTACATTTACGGTATCAACATCGTTATCGGCAGTTGTATTATAACCTGTGCCGTAAGCATAATCACGGGCTACGCTTGAAGTGCGTACAATGGGAACCTTTACGGTTGACTGACGACCTACGATTTCGTTCGTGATGTTTAGCGTGAAATCAGAAACAGGGGCAAGCAAATCGGTTAATACGCTGACCGCTGAACTGATGGTAATTTCGGATGATATTGAGTTAGCCATTTTTCTTTATTTTATTGATTCCAAGTGCGTACGAGTTCGCTCATGTTTTGATTAATTAAATTTTGTTTTTCTGCCCAGGTTGTGCAGTTAGCAAGTTTTTCTTGAAAGGTCATAGGTGTAACTTCGGCAGAAGCATGGATTGGGTCGCTACCTGTTTCTTCTACCATAGTTTTGAAACGAGCCTCCATGCTTCCAAGTTGCTTTTGTAATTCGTCAACTTGGTTTTGTAGTTCTTCGTTAGATTTTCCGGCTGCTTCAATTGCTTTTTGAGAAGCATCTAAGTCCATAGCCAATCTGTCATTTTCTTCCTGGAGTTTGATTAAGTTACCTGCAACTTCTTCTACATTGTTTTCTTCTTTGGCTTCTGCAAATAAGCCCGTAGGGTTAGCAGCAGGTTGGGCGACAATCGAAAAAGCAGATACGCTAATTGCTCTTGCATATACTTCCACATTTTCTTGCCCGTTAAATTGTTGTGCTTCACCTTCTTCATCATAGTAAATTGTTTCTGCCTGGAACTCTGCCGAAACACCAAATGCTTCAGGAGCTTTTTCTGCTAATTCAAACAAGGCATCGTAATCGCCTTGGTGGTGTTCTTTCCAGGAATCTAATGCTTGAAACTTTGCAGTTAGCTTGGTGTATTCCCCATCTTGTACAATTTCAAAGTCGCTCCACAATCCGATAGAGTCTAATGCTTCGTTGCTTGGGCTATGGGTGTAATATGCCTTGATGGTTTTACCTTCAACTGCATTGTAAAAACTCTGGATTGATGCTTCGTCCAATTTCATGCCGTGCCCTTTGGCTTCTGGTGTTGAAATTAAACTCACATTGCTGATGCTGCCAAGGGCTCTATCCACAATGCCTTGGTTCATCTTCGTGTCGGTTTCAAATAATAGTTCCATACCTAAGGCATCTATGTCAACCATTGGTCTGTCAATGCCTTTTGTGGATGCATAAAAAAAGGGCTCCTGTTGCCAAGAGCCCTAGATTATGAATAAGAAACAAAAGTCGACAAAGAGCCGATTCTTGCAAGTTGAATTATTCTTGTTTTGCCTGCAAGGTTTTTTTTCTAGCTGCTTGCATCTTTGCTTGTTGTGCAGGTGTTATCTTGCGTTTGCTTTTCTTACCACCTGCTGCTGCAATAGGGTTCTTAATTTCCTTGTTACAATGTGGGCATTTCATTTGTAGTATGTAGTTATAATTAAAGGAACGAATATTCCAGACACTAACCAGGTAATAGCGATTATTTCAATTAATGTATTCATTTTTGCCAAGCTGCTTTCTTTTTCTTTTCTGGTGTAATTACCACTTTAATACCTCTTTCTAGGTCTGTATAAAGTATCTGACCTGTTCCCTGCTTTAGAGCTAGTATTTCGTGATGACTGAGTTTTATGTTTATTGTATGCATTGGTTTTAATTTTGGTGTTATCTAGAATGTGTGCGATTACCTAACACATTATTTACCAATTTCATCTTTGAACCTCCTTATGAAGTGACGGGCTGCATGGTACTCCTCGGTAGTAAGTTCATTATTTCGCCACATAGAATCAGTTTCGTCCATTAGTTTCTTAAATATTTCTTCTACATTCATGTGTGCATTGGTTTAGTCTTTGGTGTACCCATCAAACCATCCTTCGCCTCGAGTGTCGTCTCTGCTGCACCATTCTTGAGCCTGTTCTAGGGTTAAACCTGTTGCGATGACTTTGTTCTGTTTTGTTGGTTTTGCGTAGTATCTTATAATTCTATATGTTTTCATGGTTCTAACTTTCTCGTTGTAACATTGTTGGCAGCACCATCCATTCGTGTATGGGTTTGCATTGTAGCAGTCGTTGGCTGAAAAGAGCAACGCCTTGCAAATGTCGCATGTCGCCTGATAAGGGTATTCTGTTAACATGCCAAGTCTACGCTCCGAACTTGTCTGCCTGTGTGAATACATTGCACAGGTTCAGTTTCTTTTATGTGTCCTTTTTTGAGTAGCTCTGTAACTCGAGGCCGTACTTGGTTCATGTCATCAAGCATAAGGTATGTCTTTATTGCACGATCCGTAATTGGTCGCTTTAGGTTTGTCATTTTATTAATAGCCCAAAGGATTTTACTTTGTCTATCTGGCAAGGTTTTGAGCAGTTCAATGTAGCTTGCATAAGTGTTTGCGTGTAGTTGTTTTTTCATTGGTGTTGTGCAGTTGGTTGGTTAGTAGATTGATGTCCACTCATCAATAAAGTCGTATGCGTCAAAGCAGTTATCAAAAATGCAAATTGCTTTTCGCTTTGAGTTTGTTGCATACTTTGCAATAACTAGATAATATTGCTTAGTAAATAGTTTGAGATAAATAACTTTTGATCCGTCATCATACTTGTCTTGATTGAATGCCACGACAGGAGGTTTAACAGGTTTGCCCTCTTGGTTTTTTATGCCTAATGCTATTGATAATTCTTGAATGCTCATTGTATTGTTGTGTTAATTTGTTAATTTAGTCTTCGTAAATATATTGGCTTGGTTCTAAAACTGTATCTATTAAGTTTTCTAGTTTTTGTAGTTCTTCATTTGCCCAAATTTTTTGAGCTTCTGTTACATCGTTGCTTGTTAGTGCTTTAACAAGGTATCCTAAGACTGCTTCTTTTGCTGCCCTGTAGAAACTATTTTCTGTAAGATGATAGGTTCCTTGGCTTTCTTTTAAAAGTTCTTTGGTGTTGTTCCACAATGCCTCCTGAACTTCTACGTAATCCTTATCTGTTTCTATTGTAATTTTCATTTTAGTCTCTCCATTCGTTTGTGATGCAGTAATAATCTACCTTGGCTTGCTCGTATGTATATCTGCCAAGCAACCCTCTTTCTGCATGTAGTAAAATTTCTTGCTGCCAAGACTTGGCCTTTGGGTATCTATGCTTCACAATAGCATCCATAAACCATAAAAGATTATCTGCTTGCCTAGCTTCTCTTTCTAGCTCTGTTTCAGTTTTTTTGAGCTTTGCTCTCTTCTCTATTCTTTTGCGTCTAATAGCTTCTTCTATTATTCCTTTCAAGCCTTGTGGTGTTATAGGAAAAAGTTCTATTGAGTTTAGCCTTTCTGGTTTATAAGATTTAAATTTTTTAGATTTGTTTCTCATTTTAGTCTCTTCATTCCTGGAGGTGTTATTGCTGCTTCAAGCACTTCAATGATGGAGTCAACTTGTTGGCGTTCTTCAGAAGTTACAAGCAAGTCACTTGCTTTTTCTTGCAATCGAATAAAGTGCTCAATGTCTCCAACTTCGACAGCATTTGCCATGTCTGAAAGTAATTGTAATAATGTCATAGTGATTGTTGGTTTACAGCTACCCATTCTTCTTTTCTTACATCTTTCGTTCTTACTATATATCCTTCGTTGATGTACCATTGGATAACTCCTCTGATATTAAGCCAATTGCGAACTCTAATTTTTGTTGCCTTAATAGGCTCAACAAAATCTTTTCTCCACTCTAGCTTACTTACTTCTCCATCAAGGAGACCTTCAATGATACTTTGGGCATGTTCTTGTGCTTTTGTCATAATATACTTGGTTGTGGGTTAATGTTGTTGTATATTCTTAACTTACCATAGCCTGTTACGATGTAAAGAAAAAAGATTAAAAAAGTTTCAAGGCACAAAAAAACCACCCTTGCCGGAACAAGGATGGTCTGGCATCTACCCCTGATGCCAAATGAATCAACGCAAAGCGTACCTTCTTTTTCCGATGGTTATTTTGCCCTGGTTACTTCTAGTATTGGCTCGCAAATATCTTTGTTATTTTCCTTGGTTTTCCTTGCACTAAATCTAAGCCAAAGTGCTCCCGTAGGTTTTGGTGGCCCGCCCCTTTCAATATGCCACCCTCCGTATCCGTCAGAATATTCTTCTTTGTAGCTTGGAACCTTCAGGTGCAGTTGTTCATCGTGATAAATTGAACCTTTGTTAGTCAGCCGGATTCTTGCGATTGGGAACTGCCATTCGTTATGGGTATGCCCTGTTGCTACAATATGTGCATCTGGTAAATAAACTGCCTGCCTGTTTGTTTGTATTGTCCCTTTTGTAACAGGTGCGTCCCCTCCGTATCCGTGGTGATACCACATGTTTTTGGTCATACATTGGGAATGATACATGATTTGGAACTTTACCCATCCACTCATCCCACCAACTTTAATTGAACTGCCTTCCTTGTCGTTGAGCTTTTCAGCAAGTCTTTCTGTAAGGTTGGTTTCGTGCCTCTTTGCTATGTTTGTTTCATGATTGCCAAGTGCCATGATCGCAAAGTTTTTTGCGTAAGGTGCGTAGAATTTTGCTGCCGTATTAACCAAGCTATCCAGGTAATCCCCTTTTGCGTGCTCTGGTTTCAAATCTTTCTTTGTACCCCTGGGATCGTATTTCCCCTGCATTGCACAAAATAAATCACCACCATCTATGATAATTGCGTTTCTTTCTTTCGCCTGCTTTAGATGCCTGAGTTCCATTGCGTTGTCAGATTTTGGGTTATCATGATGTCTATCAAATGACAACAACACCCAAAAAGAATCTTCTGCAGCCGATGATTTTAATCTATGTTTTACAAAGAAAACATTCCGGCTCCTTTGTGTTACCTCCGTGCAGCCGATTGGTATTTTCTGAACAGGCATTAAGCCTTGTCTATTTCTTTGAGCTTTCTAATGGCCCACTCGATACCACTTGTTCCACCCCAAGCATCCCACATTAATCCTCCGCATCCTTCTGAATATGGTACATCTTTGTGCTGCTGATGCCTTTTGAAACTTGCCATTCTTGCGATGGTTTCCCTGCTAATGTTTTCGCCTTTTGCTAATTGGTTTGCCCGTGCCCACCCAACAGGTGTTCCGCAATCTGGGTTATTTTCGTCTCTGTACTTCAATGCCCTTTTTGCGTTATTGGATGCAGACTTTGGGTAATCGTTGTAAGTTGCAAACTCAAGGGATTCTAGTTTTTCTTCTTCTGTTACTAATGCGGATTCTCCAAGGTATTCTTTTTCTATCGCCCTGTCTTTTGCCATTTTCTTTAGCTCTTCTTCGTAGTCCATGCCATTGGCTGCATAGATTGTGGATTTACTTGCCAATCCGTTTTCTAATAGAACTGCATCTGTTTGTGCATCTTGCCTCCGGTCTAGGGTTGGGCTTGTTGTCCACATGAAGTCGAAACTCTCTCTATCCCCTTCGACCATTCCGTTTATTTCGCCATTATTTTCCCATTTGTACATCTTCCATTTACATAATCTTCGCAAGAAAATGTCTTCTATCTGTTCCCTGATTTGCCCAAACCTGTGATTGGTAACTGCTCTGGTTGCTTTTGAACTGCTGAAAGATGCGTTTGACCACCCAACTAGGTTTTCTACGGTTATGCCAACAGAAGAGCAGGCAAAGGAAATCAGCGACAACATGAATTTGTCCACCCCATCAACTGCACCCCCTTGTATGGTTTCAACTGATTCTCCGGCTTCTAGTAACAACAAGGATCCTGAGTAAAGTTTCTTGTATGATGAACGCATGGGTTCGTCGCCAAATTCGTTACCATCCCATCTTGCCGAATATGGTTGGTTGCTTGTGATGAACCCTGTTAGTGCTGAACTTGTTTTAACTTTAGCAGTATATGCAGTTTGCACCTCATGTATGTCTTCAAGAGTTTTGGTTGCTGCTGCTAATAACGGAGTGCCCCTGATTTGCCCAATCCGTGTCGTATTTGCTACATGTATGCAGTCTTTGCTATTTATGTAAATGCCTTCTGAATAATCTACTACACCATCTTTAACCTGGGCTATTCTGTATTGGGTTGGGCGGCCAAATTGATTCAATACAATTCCATCGACTTCGTTTTTCTTTCGTTTCTGTGGGTCATGGCTACTTGCTACCCTTTCGGATGGTACAAGTTGAAAGCTGCCCCCCTTTGTTAGCAATACAAATGCTTCACCTGCTAATAGCAAATCGGTGATAATATGCTGTAAAACCTTTTGCATACCATGGCCAGATATTTCGCAATTTCTAAAATAGTTTTTAAAAAGTTTATTTTGTTTTTCGTTGAGTTCTTCATTGCTACCCATTGCCTGGTATTTGCAGCTTCCCAAGTTGCTTACAAATACTTGGATAATGGATTTGCAGATTGGGTTGTTTCTCTCGAGGTCTCGCAGGGTTGAAAGCAATTCTAAACGATTGCCATGCGATAAAACTTTTTCTTCTGTTTGGGTAATACTGCTTCTGTCAAGAGCATCTTCGTGTTTTCTCCATGAAGGCCGGCTACCTGCGTAGCCAAATTGTACAGGTTTCCCGAACTCGTTTAGTATTGTCTGCGGTTGCATATTATCATCTCCTTAAAGTTAGGGTTCAATGCTACACCCTGGGTTCGGGCGTTTACAACCTCATACTCTTTTTCTGCTCGCTCAAGCTCTTCTCTAATTTCTTCTTGCTGCCGAAAACTCTTATTACTTCCGGCTGAAGAATATTGTGTTAGCCCTAAGGTTTCCAATCTTTCTAAAGTCTTTGCCAACCTGGTTATTCTTGCAGCAAGAAATTCCAAATATTGTTCGTCGGTTCTGTATTTATACGATGCCATGCAAAAGGTGCAGGTGTCTACTTGGCAAAGATTAATGGATACCTGCTTGGCATCCAATTTTTCATATCCTTGTAGAACTCTTTTTTTATTGCCTGGTTCTTAAATAGATTTACTCTTGCTCTGGTTGCTTCCAACAATTTTCTATTAGCGCCCCTTGTTGCAGACATTTTGATGCCCTTGGATTCTACCTTGATTGCTGCCTCGAATTTCTGGGTTATGTTTTTTCCAGACGACCTCGGAGCAACAATTTTACGGACTGCCGGAGATAACATCGCTCGCATTTTGTTTTTACCAAGCCCCCTAATGGGGAATACAATATTAGCTTTTTCTGCCATGATTGGAAACTGCCCTGCTGTAATGCCTCGGTATGTTATTTTGCGTTTTGTTGTTGCAAGAGCTTTTGGAAATACTTCTCCGAACATGTGTTCTTTCAACCATTGCTGCCGTGGATATGGATGTGCATAAATCTTACCTCCTCTTTTAGGGAATCTTTTCTTTACACCTGGAGGAGTTTTCATGCCTACGGTATTAGGTTGCCTGCCAACCATCTTGGGCTCTCCAATGTGATAATACCTGCCGTTTCTTTTGGTAATCATTTTTGCACCCTTTGCACCTAACAAGTCAAAACCCTGTGGTAAGTTGTATGGCACAATACCCCCCCTTAACTTGCCCTTAGACATCCTGCCTTTTATGTCTGCTACTTTTGTTTTACGGGCTGCCCCGTTTAGCACCATCCCTACTTCTGCCTTCAATACTTCCTTGAAGGTTTTACCTGAGAGGTTTGCCAATCCTTTTACAACTGCACCAAATCCACTTATGTCTACTGCGTCTTTTGTTTTTTTCACATTTCTTCGGGTCGATGGGATTCGCTTAAGGGTGCTCTCCTACTATCTGTTGGCCTGTCTACTTTGCCCACTTTAGTTTTCTTAAAAAACGAACCAATCGCTAATGAATAATTTAAGCAGTCAAACCAATGGTTCTCCCTGTCTATTTGCTTAAATTCAAACTTTGCCCTGCCGTTTTTGTCCCTTATTTCGACTTCTACTTCGGATAATAAATGTCTGTACAAAAGGTAATCAGCGTTTCTGTAAATGGAAAGTCCGGCTAACTTTTGGTTCCGCATTCGCACCAACAATCTTTTGAAGTGCAGATTGTTGACATCAAACCTTGGTATAGTTCCTTTCACCGCTTTGTCTTTTTGCCCATCTGTTGGGTTTACTTGGGTTATGTTGAGTTGCCCTTGCATAGTCTGTTGCCCCCGTATAGCAAACCACTTATTCCCCAGGTTCAAAAGGTTAGATAAAACAAAAGCAGTATTATATGCAGAATCCACCCCTGCATAGTCGCAGTTGTATCGGTTGTAAAGGTCACTTAGGTCTTGGAAATTATCTGCCCTACCATTGTCCACTATGTGGGTAATTCCCATGTTATCATGTGCCGTAACCATCCAATAAAATTCGTATTTCTGCACATCGCAGGTAAGAAGCACCAAAGAGTCGGCAGGTATTTCGCCCCTAGCATATTCTCCCTCGAGCTGCTTCATTTTTATCACGTCAGGTGTATCTTCTGTGTCGTGCTTCCATGGCAGAGCTTGGAAACTATTACGAAAATCTTGCAGTTGGTTTGTTCCCTTTGCTTCCAGGAACATTCTTGCAGCATCCTTTATGCTTATGTAACTGCTATATAAGCTATTGAGGTGATAACCCTGGTGGCTCTCGTCAGCAGTTGGGTTTGTGCTGACCCATTTAGCTAATGGGGAGCTGACCATTTTGTTTTTCTCTGCCGTGTCTTTAACTTCGTGCCCACATGATGGGCATACCAAAGCAGCAGATGATGCAGTTGCGTTGATGTCTATTTCCCCACCTTGTGTTTCTTTCTGCCATTTTACATGAAACTTTTCACCGTCTTCTTTGAACCCAATCTCTGCTAATTCACCACACGAAAGGCAAGGAACTCGGTAGGTATTAAAGGTGCTATGCTTCAAATGATGGTATATCGTTTCTGCTCCATCATCTACCGTTGGGGTAGATGCTAAAACAAATAGTTTCGATGATCCATACGCTTTGATTCTATTGGATGCTAATTGTATTGCACCTGCTTCGTTCTGGTTGTTTACGCTCGCCTTGTCGCACTCGTCAAAACATACAACTGCACATGGGAAACTAGCCAACTTTGATGCCGAGCCTGCTCCACCTAAATGGACATTGCAGGTTGTAAGGTTGTAAGTCAGGTGGGTAAAGTTATCTGGGTTTGCAGGCAGAACCTTTCTTACCTCGGCAGATGCTTCCATCATTGGCTTAATTCTTTCTTTAGAAATCTGCCTGGCAGCAGTATCGCTCGGCATCAAATATAAAACGGGCTTTGGTGTCTTTGTGACTACATAGAGCAATCCAATATGCATCAATGTGGTTTTGCCTGTTTGCGATGCAAAACAGACGGTTAATCTATCTGTCCTTTTATTCCCAAATTGATTTAATGGTTCTATCAAATATTGATTGAACCCTGCTTTGAAATAACCTGCGTATGGGGAAACTTCTTTTGGAATGTAAATGTGTTTTTCTGCCCACTCGCTTACCGTCTGATTTTCTTTAGGAGCAAAGATGTTGGATGCAGTTGCTTCAAGGCTATTCATATTTGAATTGTTTCGTGCGTTGGTCAGACTCCATGCTTTTGCATAAATCTGCGTAAATGTTTTCAAGCTCTTGTTCTAATATTGCTTCTGCCCTTGATGGGTCTGTTGGGTTAAGTGCTGATGCAAGGTTTTCGGGCATGGAATCCAATGCCTTTTTCAATGGATAAAGAATTTTGCTTAGAGTTGCGCAAAGTTCATCGCTATCAACCAACCTGCCTTCTTTCTCTTCTACATGCAGCCTTTCAATTCTGTTCTTGAGCATTATGTTTTCCGATTGCCCCTCGAGCAGTTTCCCACGCAAATCAATCAGGTCTTGTGCCGTGAATGTTTTCCCACCTATCTCAATTTTACCGCTACCCTGCCTGGCTAAACCTGCCCGTACTTGAAGCCAATCTTTGGCATCTTCGAGAGTTTCCGGCATTCCTTGTTTAACATACTTATAGTATGTTGAACGCTTAATATTAAGTTCTTGCCAAGGACTACTCTGGCTTTGGGTAATTATTTTTCTCTCTGCAGATGTTAGGGTTTTTCCGGCTTGTACCTTCTTAACAATATTTTTTAATTCTGCCTTTAAAACAGTATCTGCAAAGTTTTCTGGTATTAACTCAGCCATTGATTGATAACTGCTTTTGCCACTTGCTCTGTCATTTTTGGAGGAACTGACATTCCAACCAGGTAGTTTCCTAGGGATTCTTTTTTTGCCACATAGTCATCAGGAAAGCTCTGCAATCTTTTCCTTTCTCTGAAACAAAATATTCTCGGCTCCGACCAGTGAGCATGGTCGTGATCTGTTGCAGTCAGAGTTGATGCAGGCTTTCCAGAATGCATTCTAACATTTGTAAACCAACTTGGGCGTCCATAGAGTTTTACATGTGCTTTTTCAAAGTTATTTCCGGGCAAAGTTGCTTTCCATAAAGTTGTAAATTTCTCACTTACAGCACAATATTTTTGCTCTTCTTTATTTAGAACTATGTCTTGCAATGCTTCGCCTGCTGTTATTATTGGTTCTTTAGGCTGCAAAATAAGTTTTTTCTTATAGAGGTCTGATCTAATAGCACAAAAAAACACTCGCTGTCTTGCTTGAGGAACTCCACAGTTTTTTCCGTTAATTAAAAAGACCTGGACTCGATACCCTATTTCCTCAAACCTTTTTATTACTAGCTTTGTATAACCTTTTGCGTTTCCAATAAGCATTCCTTTAACATTTTCTGCTATTGCTACTTTGGGCTTTAGCTCTTTAACTAGATCAAGGTAATCAAAAAAAAGATCCGAAAGAACCTGCTTTGCTTGCCCTTCCCTAAACTTCTTTTCTTTACTCCAATCTCTTTCTCTTTTACCTGCCATTGAGAATGAACTGCAAGGTGGAGATCCATCTAATATATCGAGGTTGTAAAGTCTGTCATCAAGTTTCTGATTTAACAATTCCTTGATAGGACAAAGGTAATAAAGTTCAGGCTTCAAGTTTTGCTGATAGTGCCATGCCATTTCCGGATCAATATCATTTGCCCCAAGTACATTTGCACCTGCTAATTTATAGCCCATACTTGAACCCCCACCACAGGCAAAGGTACTAAAGACTTGTATGTTATTTGTCTGTTTTAAATCTGATAGAAACCATGAACAGTTATTCACTTGTTTATACAGGTTTATCAAATTCAAACCCACACTTTGGGCATTTGTGCTTTGTTTCTAAGTCTTCTAATTCTACTTCTGAAGTTTCTGTGTTTTCATTTTCTACATGGAATTGTGACATTAAAAAGCTCAGACTTGATTGATCGTATCCTGTAAGATCCAGGTCATTCTCTCCTGTATCAAGCTGCTCTATTAAATCTTTTAGTTTAGTATTATCACGCTCTGATAGTTCTGCTATCCGATTGTCTGCAATCATGTCTGACCACTCTTCTGCCTCTGTCAGATATTCTTGTTCGTCAACAGGAACTTTCTCAAAGCCTGCAAGCTTCGCGGCTTCAAGTCTTCCATGTCCTTTAACTATAAAGCCGGACCGTTTGCTAACTACAATGGCCTGCCGGAATCCTTGAACCTTTAGGATCTTTGCTAATAAAGCAATTTGCTCACTTGAGTGAGTATTAGGATTATTTGGATTTGGTACTAATTGACCAATATCTACCATATTTGTATAGCTACATTTTATAATCATAGTCTGTTTCTCTATTTATTAAACAAATGAAGCAATAAAAAAAGTCTATGAAACCGAAAACTTTGGCTCTCGCAAAAATAGCCGACCGCGCAC